GGTGCTCCTTGTGTTGGTGCTCCTTGTGTTGGTGCTCCTTGTGTTGGTGCTCCTTGTGTTGGTGCTCCTTGTGTTGGTGCTCCTTGTGTTGGTGCTCCTTGTGTTGGTGCTCCTTGTGTTGGTGCTCTTGTTTCTGGTTGTGTTGGTGGTCCTTGTGTTGGTGCTCTTGTTTCTGGTTGTGTTGGTGGTCCTTGTGTTGGTGCACCTTGTGTTGGTGCTCCTTGTGTTGGTGGTGGTTGTATTACTCGTAACTCTTCTTCTATTTGACCTGTTGGTCCTGTTTCTTCTTGTCCTGGTATTATTTCTTCTTGTCTTGATGGTATTATTGCATTTGGTGGTGGAATTATTGCATTTGGTGGTGGTATTATTGCATTTGGTGGTGGAATTATTGCATTTGGTGGTGGAATTATTGCATCGTCTGATTCTTCGTCTGATTCTTCGACTGTTAGTTCATCGTCTGATTCTTCATCTAATTCGTCTGGTTCTTTTAAGTCTAAATCTTTCATTGTTCGAGCTCTTGTGCGTACTCCAATAGTTAGAGGAGCACTAACTGCTGTTCTCGATTTTAATTCTATTAATATAGGCAAATGGTCTGATGATGGAAATAAGTGCTCTGATTTTGGTATATAATTATTTTTTTCTATAGCTAAACTGCTATTAACTAAAATATAATCTCCAATATAAGGTGGATTAGTGTTTTCCATCTCTCTACAACATGTCTTCGGTGGTTCAGGCTCACATTTTACTACAATATCTTTTAAAATAGGTATATTTGTATGCTTAAAAGGGTATAAGCCTTGCCAATAATTCATTGAACCTTGATCGTTAAAATCACCAGCAACAATTACATTATAATTAGTCTTGCTCCATCGAGGTTGAATACGCTTTTTTAACTGTTCGGCGTTTTTTTGTTCAGTCCTAGTAATCTCAAAAAATTTGTGAAATTTGCTTGATAATTGACGTTCAAGGTCGTCTTTAGTTACACCAACTGCATTATGTAAATTAATGAATATGTAAAACTCCAAAGTTATTCTATGTTGTAAATAAATAATATGATAAGGACGACCTCTCTTAGCATTATGAATAATAGTATAACTAACAACAGCTTTTGCTTCATATTTATTTTTATTGTAAAATGTAACTAAATCAGACGAAGAACCTATTCTATGATGAACATAACCCATAGCCATTAATTTCTTAGACTGCTTATAAATTGCTTCCCATTTTGCTGCTTCTTGTATAGCAATAAAATCATAGTCAATAGGAAGACTATCTATTAATTTGCTAACATTAGTCGAACACACATTTAACTTAGTTATACGATTAAATTCTGTTTTCGCGCATTTTGCTCCTAAAATAGGTGCACTACCTTTTGCTTCTCCTTTCATCGCTTGCCAACATATATTCCAAGATAAAACGTGTATGCTATTATTTCCTCCTTCTTGTTTCAACTTGTTTTTATTTTTAAAAGTTTTTTTTAAAGTTCTATTCATATATAAACTTACATAATGTTTATATTTTAAAATACAAACTTTAACAAAAATATTTAAATAGTACTTGGTAAAATAGTATAATCAATAATTTTTTATATGTATAGCATATTATTATATGCATTGGCTTATAGTTTGCCTGCCTTACATAAAGTATATAGTGGTTGTCTTATTATTCCATTAATAGGAAAACAAAATATAGAATTTGAGAGAGTAAAAGAAAATACTTCGCGTGTTAGATTATATGGAATAATAAATTGCAACGGATTAGTTTATAATGCTAATACTAAAGACGAAACACCTATGAACTATGAATTAGACCCTTATTTAAAAAATATTATGACTAAATATAGATGTACTATTGATGCACCTTATTATGATGTAAATAATGATACCATTTTATTTGTATTAAAAATAAATATGCTTGGATTAACCAAAAGTATTAAATTGCATAATACTAAGTAAGAAAATTCGTTATTTGTAAATTAATTATATATACATTTATATAATTAATGTCAACTATACTAGAAGATTATGGAAACGAAACTGTATTAAACTTCATACAAGGTAGGATAAAGAATAATAACAATGTAGAAAAAGATATATTGGACAAAATAAATTATGTAGAGGATAAACTTAACACAGAGGATATTATTGAAGGCAATATTATAGAGGATCGTTCATCTCAAGGATTTTATTATGAACGGTTATGGGATATATGTATTAAATTTGGTGCTACAGAATTAACTCTTCCAAGTATTAAGGACATACTACAAACAAGGCATATTATAGGTATAAATCCTAATAAGGATAATATTCCTATTGAAAATAGTAATTGTTGGGATAATAATAAATTAAATAAAGCGCCAGGAGGGTATTTAAGTGAAAAAGTACGAAGCGGTAATAGTGGTGGATATTCAGATATAACCTTTGTAAATCAAAAATATGATATTAATGGCGCTAAAATTGGAGAAGAAGAATTATATTTTATTTCTGTAAAATATTTTAAAGATGAAAAAGAAATAGCTAAATATGATATCGGTAAATTATGTGCTTTAGTAGAAAAACATAAAGCAACAAATAGAACTATAAAAATATTTATTTTTGTTAAAAATAAACAAAATGCAATTAAAAAGTTTGAAGCGCAAAATTCTTCAAGTAATATTTTAATAAAATATATTAATCCCGATGGTAAATATGAACATATTTATGATTTAACTGATTTACAAAACGCATATTTTAAACTAAAGAAAATATTAGAGCAATTTAATTATTTAGAATCCACTAAGTATATTGATTATATTTCAAAATTTGAAAAAGATTATTTGAAAGTATTAAAAGAGGTTTTTATACCAAGATTTCATCAAAAATTATTTGTAGGTAAAATAGATACACTTATTAAAGATGGTGAAAAAAATATATTAGTCGGTGCAATACCCCGCTCTGGCAAATCATTTGTAATGGCAGGAACAATATTAGAATATATAAAAAGTCAAGAACCATTACAACCAAATAAAAAATTTAGATTTTTATTAATGACACCCGCACCGAATGAGACATTTGGAGAATATGAAGCCATTTTTAATAAATATATTGAGTTTAATGGAATAGATGTTGTTACATATAAAGATGAAATTAATATTAAAGAAATATGCAAAAATAATACTAACCATTGCATTATAATCATATCAAAGCAAAAACTTGGGTGGTCTGCTGGAAGTAAAGGCGAAGAATTATTAGCAAAAGGAGACGTACAACAAGAGAAAGACGAAGCAGTGGAAGACGAAGCAGAAGATGAAGTAGAAGATACAAAAGATATTAAAACAATTAAGCAACGTGTAAACAAATTGTTTGGAACAAATCCTAATATTGATGTTATGTTTTTAGATGAAGCTCATTTTGGTATGAGCACAACAAAAGCAAAAAATATTGTTGAACTATTACATAGCACAATTGCTAGCACAGTTAAGATATATGTTACAGCAACATATAATAAGCCATTGCAAGCATATGGTGTAGCTAAGAATTGTATAATTACCTGGAGTTTGAATGATATTCATATAATGAAAACACTTAGCGTAGACACAATAAATAATAATGCCATACGCGAGCAATTTGGTGAAAAAATTTATGAAAATGCATTAGAATATTTTGGAGATAAAACGGGATTAACTCTTGTTAGTAAATTTCAAAAAGATTATTCTATTTTTCCAAAACCATATTTTATTACATCGTTATGGGATAAAGAATTTTTGAGTATTGAAAAATTAAAAATTGGCGATTCTGAATTTGATTGGAATATGGATACATTATTTGTTACAAACGGAGATAGCACTACTTTCGCAAATGACGAACAAATGAAAGAAATGATGCGTTATTATTTTGGTTATCCAGATAAAAAAAAATCTTATATTGACCAAACTTTTTATAGAAAAAGAGGCATAATACCACGTATTCAAAATATATGTTTGAATAAATGTAGGACATTACAACAACAACATAATACTAGTCAATTATGGTTTTTACCCGTAGGAACTAGTAAAATTAAAAATAAAGTTGTGGCACTAATTAATTTATTATCAGCAAATGAGTTTAAAGATATTAAGAACAAATATCATTTTTTTATAGCAATTGATATTGAAGATAAAACAAAAGCAGGAAAAACGATTGATGGGGTTACGTATATGAACAATCCACATAACATCAAAGCAGATATAGAAAAAGTAGAAAAAGATATAAAAGCCGGAAAAGTAAAACAAGACAATTTAATTATTTTAACAGGACAAAGGCTACAGCTTGGAATATCACTACGTAATGTTGATATTGTTACATTGTGGAATTCTACTTCTAGTAGTGACGCTATTTTTCAAATGCTTTTTAGATCTATGACAGAAGTTGATGGATTAACTTGCGAAGAGAATGAATATTGTCTTACGAAAAGATTTGGATTTATGGTTGATATGAACCCTCAAAGAGCATTACTAAACGTAAATTTATTTGACACAAATATATCCAAAAATAAAGATATTGATAGCACGCAAAAATATCGTCTAATTACAGATTTAATAAATATTGATGAAGATGTATTATATGATAAATATGGCGATGATGAAAAAAGCAGAAATGAATTTGTAAAAGAATTGTTTAATAAATTATACGCATCATGGAATATAAATGTAGAAAATATTAAAAAAGTTATTACTGCATTTACATTTGATATGATAAAATTAGAAGCACTAAAACCTGTATTTCAACAAATAAATATAGGAAAAAATAGAAAAAAAAATGATGAAATAGATATAAAAAAGGACGATGAAATGTTTACTCCTGGTAAAAAGAAGGAAAAAATTGGAGAAATAAAGATAAAAGAGGACGAAAAGACCATTGAAAAAAAAGAAATTAATTTACAAGAAATTGCGGCAGAAATAATCACTGAATTTATATCGCTATTGAATATTTTTACACTTTATGTGGATAATGGTGCTCAATGTATTTTAACTGATAGTTCCAAATCAAACGCACAAATTACTTTAATAGATGATATTTATATTCTAAAAAATGAGGTTTTTAAAAATGAAGAAATTAAAGATAATTTTTTGAAAATATTAAATGGACGATTATCTGGAAATGCAGATGAACCTTATCCAGAAAAAGTAATTGAAGATGTATTGGATGCTATGAATAGTTTAGATGATAAATTAATTATGAATAAAATAATTTTGTCACAAAAGAAACATTATTATACAATAAACGAACCTACTGAATTATTAAAGTATATTAATAGTGATAGTCAGTTAAAACCGAAAGATAAGGAAAAAAAAGAAAACGGGGAAGTATTTACACCTTTAACATTAGTAAATGAAATGGTGTCTAAGTTAGATGATGCATATATAAAGGAACATGGAAAAAGTATATTTACAGAAGTCGGGTTTAAGTGGTTTGACCCAGCGGTAGGTATTGGAAACTTCCCTATTATACTTTATGAACGCTTAATGAAAGGACTTGTCGAAAGTATAAAAGATGAAGAAGAACGAAGAAAGCATATTTTGGAACAAATGATATATGCATCTGAACTTACACCAAAAAATGTTTTTATTTATAAAAAAATATTTTGTGGGGACAAATACAAGTTAAATATTTATGAAGGCGATACTTTGAAAATGGATGTAAAAAAAGAGTTTAACTTATTGGAAGATTTTAAAGGGTTTGATGTGGTTATGGGAAATCCACCATTTCAGGAAAAAGTTGGACCAAATAAAACTGAAACATTATGGGGTAAATTTATTATAAAGTCACTTACAATACTTAAATCATCTAGATATCTGGTTTTTGTTCATCCATCGGGATGGAGAAATATTGATGGTAAATTTAAAACCATTCAAAAAGAGCTTTTATCCAGAGATTTACAATATTTAGAAATACATAATGAAAAAGATGGATTAAAAATATTTAATAGCGAAACAAGATACGACTGGTATATATTAAAAAATGAATTAGTTGAAAATACAAATACAATTATTAAATTTCAAGATGGAACTATCAAGGCAATTAATGTAAATGGATTAGAATTTATACCAAATGGTGAATATGAAAAAATTATGTCTATGATTGCAAAAAACGGAGAAGAAAATGTTGTTGTCATACACGATTATTCATTATACGAAACTCGTAAATCTTGGATATCAAGAACAAAAACAGAAGAATATAAATATCCATGCATCTATACTGTAAATTCAAAAAGCGAACCGAGTTTTTTTTATTCATCAAAACAACACGGACATTTTGGAGTTCCAAAGTTTATATGGAGTAATGGTCGAATATCATCAATCGGTAGTTATGTTGATATTAACGGAGATTATGGACTTACTCAATTTGCGTATGCTATTGTTGATAAACCAGAAAACTTACCAAAAATAAAAGAAGTATTTGATACTAAAACTTTTCGTAATTTAATGGAATTATGTGCGGTAGGACAACTTACAGTTAATTATAAAGTAATATCGCTCTTCAAAAAAGATTTTTGGAAGGAGTTTATTTCTGAAGAAGAGCCAGAAGACAAAGTAAAATCTAAAAAAACTCCAATAAAAATAGATAAAAAAATAGAATTAATGCCATCTACTAGCTTAGATAAAATATATAACCCTTTTACAAACCGACGTATAAAAAATACACCATCAAATCAAAAAAAAATAGAACAATTATCGTTAAAGAAAACAGCAGGAAAAGGAGGAAAAAATAAGAAAACAAGAAATAAAAAATCACAAAAACAAAAATACAAGAAATCAAGAAGTAATAAAACTAGAAGTAAGAAAACAAGAAAATTAAAGCATAAAAACTAAGTTAATTTGCACTGCTAGTAACATTATTAATCATATTATAATTATAATAACTATGAACTATTATGTGTGCAATTATTGGCCCAACATACCATAATTCGCCAAAAATGCTATTTAGTTTGCTATCCAAATTAGCATTTAAAAAGGGAATTGCGACTAAGCTTGTTCCAACACCTATTATAAATTGTTGCGTGACTCGCAATTTCCTTTTATAAATATTAAAATAATGTCTAGGAGTATGGACTAGCGTTAAATAGCATTTACTTAGCAATGGCCATTTAAGCCATGCTAAGTGAAATAGCGAGCTCCAAGAATATTTATAAAGTTTGTTTTTTATATTAAAGTCATCGGCAATATGATAAATAGAAAACACGATTAATAGCGTTACTCGTTTAAAGTAGGAACAATAATATATACATAAACAACTTAAGAAATTACTTGCTAATGTTGCATATGGGCTAACTATTAGGCTGGTTGCTCCGTGGCCAACTGTCGGAATTAATAGCGGGTATTTTATTAACATCATCATTATTATTAGTAATATTATATGTATTATTATTAATAATATTATTATACATAATTAATAATAGTATTATACATAAAAAATGTTATTGGGCGACAATAAGATTAAAAAAACAACTTAAAGACAAGTCGCAAAACTATAATTTGGCTAAGAATTCGGCATTCTCCGCAAGAAACTTAGCAACCAATTCGTCGGGCAATTCTCTAAAATCCACTAACTTTTTATTTAGCTCATATTTTTCATAAGCATTTTCCTTTTTTAGCGCTTCTAAAAACAATTCATTGTTTTCATAATATTTCTCACACGTCTTCTGACCGCATTTTTTAAAAATGGGATTAATATTGTCGGATTTATCACCTAATACAATTTTATAAAACAAATTTTTTTGCGGTTCGCTAAATACTTTGCTGCCTTCTTTCAAATATTTGTTTTGAAAATTCACAATTTCGGTATGCTCATCTAAAAGTTGCAAATAATCGTGGTCGTTTGCAATTATGTATATTTGCGCATCCACATATTTATTGCGAATATAGTTTTTAGTAAGAGCAATAATATCATCGGCTTCCAAATTAGGAAACTGGACTACACTATTTACACCGGCCTCATATAAAAGCTTATATGCATCTTGATAAATATGCTTGAAAAACGGGCCTCCGCCAAATTCATCGCCTTTGTCACGTGTGCCTTTGTATTCGGAATATAGTGTATTTCTCCAAATGTCTTTGCGAGGACAATCACGCGCTGCAATTATTGTTGTCGTTTTTTTATGTATTTTTTGCTTCTTTTTAAAGCCTGCTAGCGATTCACTAAATGTTTTCATAAACTTTTCTACAAACTCTTCATTTTCGTATGGGTTATTTAATGGTGTTTCTGGATTTGAGTGCCCCCACCACTGAACAATGGCGAAATATCTGTAAAATATCCAATAACTCGTATCCACTAATATAAATATTTTTGGCTCTTGCGCTTGTGCTTGTGCGTCTGCTTGCGCTTGTGCTTTTGCCTTTGCCATATTATTAATGATTATAATAACTATTATAATATAATATTTATATAGTATCAATTTTTATTGTATATTTATTAATATATACAAATTATTTAAAGTTATGTAATTATGCTTATTAGACGTTATATATGAGTGTGGAATACACGTATAAAAATAATATTCTTGTTGTATGTAATGTTATTAATGTGATTTATCATTTTCCTCAAATTATAAAAACATATAAAACAAAATCGGTAAAAGACTTTGACCCATATTACTTATTTTTAGGTATTCTTCATAGTTTTTGTTGGGTATTGTATAGTATTGAAGATAATAATAGTTTAATGATATTCAATAGTTGTGTTACGATGTTTTCTATTTCTTTTATTAGTTATTATAAAATTTATTCTTGCATTAGTGATTATTATAAGAAAAAACAATTAGCTAATGTAGTTACTATGAATACAGAAACTAATGATGTTAAGATAATCAGTGTTACTAGTGATGACTAAATTAGCAAAATATTCTTTTAAAAAACAATATTTTGCTAATGCTTTGCTAATGCTTTGCTAATGCTTTGCTAATTTATTCTTCTTTTATGTAACTACTATTACATAGTTTTTTAATTATTTTTTCCTCATTGTTATCCTTAGTGTTTGCTATTGCGACTAATGTATGCGTATAATAATTTTGTTTATATTCATTATTTTGAAAATCTGGATTTTCTTTTGTCCATTTACTTAATGCGCAAAATTGCTTTGTTGATACATCTTTTATTGCTTTTCTGATTTTTTCTTTATTAATATCCTTTTCCCAATTGTCATCGTCTTTAATATATAACGATTCGCGTTTTAAGTCAGTGCAATGTATCGGTCGCTGATATAATCCTAATTTACTCATATTTTCAATTATTACATTACTTAGCCCATTAACTAGCCCGTTTTGCTTCGTATAATCTAGCTGTTGCAAGCTAACTTGAATAGATTTTATAAAATCGCTCATATTTATAGCGTCTTTACAACGCTCATTTAGAAAAACCTGAATATTAAATTTGTTATTATTATTGTTATTTGTTATAAAATTGTTATTTCCTAATTTCGGCAACATTTCACTTATTTGATCTTGTTGCTTTATAATAATCTCTCTCATTTCTTTATTGTCGTTCAATAACTTAATTATTAAATCATTGGTTAATTCATTTGCCAAAGTTATTTGACTATTTGAACTATCAACTATTGCGCCATTTTGCAACACTTTACATTTTTTTTTATGAGCATAAAGCCCTTGCCTGCTCTTATACTTTTTATCACAACTACATATGAATTCAATTATAGTTTCGGATTTTTTTCCTATATTTGTCAACACTGTGTCAACGTTTGTATTATTTTTATGTTTTGCTGTAGCAATATGTTTGTTATAATCTTTTTTGTCACACGTAGCATAGTTACAATTTATACATACAAATTCTGACCGGATTTTTGCGGAGTTTTTTGTCAACATTTGTCAATAAGTTATAAATAAATATATATTTAATACATATTTTTTTTTGTTTTTCGGATTTTTTCGGATTTTTTGTAAACAAATGTAAAATTTATGTCAACAGTTTAATGAAGAAAATATGCAATATATCACATTTTTGCATAATTCTTCATTAAATTAGAAGAATTTGCGCGCTTTTTTGCACTTTTTGCGATTTTTATTTAAAGTTTTATGAGCATATATGATGCCAAAAAAAACCGGATTTTTGCGGATAATTCCGGACAATTTTGTCAACAAATGTCAACAGCCAATTTTTTAGAAAAGGCGAAAAAAAATTATGGTAAGGCGTTTTTTGCAGTTAAAAATTTAGGATTTGCACCTTTAGCGTCTGGTTTTATTTTAAAAATGCAAATTTTTCTTTTTTTTCTATAAAGGGTTAGGGTTTTCAAAATTGGACATTTATAAATGTCCATTTTCCAAAAAATCGTCAAATTTATTTTTGCAAAAAAAAACACATAATATTTATTATAAAGTTACAAGACCATAATTCATAAGGTTTTTAAAAATGGGGATTTATGCACTTTTTATATGCCCTTAGCCCCCCACCAGCAGAATTTCAAATGTTTATTAGTTCATTAAAATAATTCAGTTCTTTTATAACTTTTTCAACACACGCATTAACGTCGCTTGACAATAGCGTTATAAAACTATATGTTGTATGTAGGCTTAATATAACTCTGTTAAATTCACGTGTAAAATTCAAATCATAGTTGTAAAATAATATGCCTAGTTTATTTACTAATGCTTGATTTGATATACTATGGTTGGCATACAACTCCAAACAATTAATAGTTTCATTATATAATACTTGTTTTATGTTATGATTATAAGTGTTAAATAAGTCCTTTTCTTCTATAAAAGTATTGATTAAATATTCAATAGAGCTATAATCGTTATTATAAAACATATTGTTAAAAAAAATGTAATATGCGTTTTGACTTTCCTTTGTTGGAAATGTGCATAGCCCAAAATCTATTAAACCTAACATATATTTTGGGGTTGTTTCTGTTTCAGTTTCATTGTTTGAAACGTCGCATACATCATTTATGTAAAAGAAAACATTACCACAATGCAGGTCACAGTGAATAACCGAATGGTATAAAATGCCTAATATATTAAATTTGTTTAATAAATATGCAAATTCTTCTTTTATTGATGAATCCATAGTTGCAATGTCTTTCAATTTTAGTCCATTAATATTTTCCATAACCATTAATTCGGGATATTTTTCGGTAATATTTTTATAAACTTTTGGAAACCTGTATTCTTTATTATTTTTATATTTTTTGGAAAACAGTTCTAGCGAATCGACTTCTTTAATAAAATTCATTTGATTTAATAAAATCTCTCTATTGTCTAAAAGTAATTTTGTTATTTTGATATATTTAATATATGGAATATATTTGCATATATACGATACGTATAACAGCTCATCAAACACATTTGTAAATTTATTTACAATGTTTTGCTTTAACATTTTAACAATTAGTTTATTATTACAGCAATCACGTGCGTCAAATATTAATCCTACTATGCCACTATTTATAGGAATAGCATTGTTTAATGTTATGCAATATTCGCATTGTAATTTATTTAGTAAATCATAATTAATATCACTAATGCTATAAGGAACATTATCAGTATATTTTATTAAAAAATCCTGCTCATCAGAATATAATAAATCTTTATTCAAACATAATGCTTGAAATAATTTAACATATACAATATTTTCATATTCTAACCTTTGTGCTAGTGCTTTAATTAATTCTAATCTATGCGTAGGTATTTTATATACATTATTTATTGATTTGATTGTAATGTAGTTAATAATTTCGTAAATAATAATACTAACTAATTTTGCAATTCTTAGACTTATAATTAGCGGTCTAATAAATATCATAATTATTAATTTAATAGTATATTAAGTATTAAGTATTTATATATAATAATTACTTAATACTTTTTTCGTATTATTTTGTCAAATTCAAATTTTCTATGAATTCAAATTTTCTATGAATTCAAATTTTCTATGAATTCAAATTTTCTATAAATAATTTAACATTATGAAACATCTTTTTAAACATTAATCCTATAATATTACTCATATAATTAGGTATGTCATCTGTCATTGTTATTTGAAAATCTACAGAAAATTTAAGATTAACAATATTTTCATTATTTTCATTACTTAAAGTAATAATGGTTTTTCCAAAGTTAAACGTTAATGCTTCATAATTGTTATTATCTAAATGTAATGTTTTTAAATAATCTTCTATTAAATCTTTATGTTCATATATTAAATCCTTATTATAATAAGTAATACTATTATTCAACTTATTCAAATATTTTGTAGATCTAAATAAAATATATTTTTTCTTAATACCAACTTCCTTTGCAATTTGTTTCATTACTATGCATATATCAGTTTCTAAACTATCTACACTATCTAGACTATTTAATATATGAATCTTTTCAATTAAGTCTACATTTACCTTTTCGAGTAAATTATACAATTGTGTGGTCAAAAGTAAATCGCTATTTACTTTAGTTGTATCCAAATTATTTAACTCAAATTGTAAATTAAATACACTAGCATTTGATAAAGGCATTCTTATTTCGCTTAATAAAATATTTCCTTTATTACATAGCATTTTAGGTTGAAACTGATTTTCCTCACAATATTTCATTATAACTTTAGTTATGATTATATATTTAAATATAATTTTAACTTATTAATAAGATAATATTTAAATAATATAATTTTTAAATAATATAATAAAATTATTTAAAAATAATGTTATAATATATTTAATTATAATATTTTAATATATTAAAATGGTATTAATGTACACTATTGCTGTTATTAAAGATAGGACAACCATTTATAAGAAAGTGCCCTATGATTGCTTGTCTTATAAACAAAAATTGCATAATGGCATTCTTAAATATAATATTAATACTAATATTAATACTAAAAGCCCGATTATTAAAGTAAAACCCATTGAATTGAAAACAGATATTTAAACTTTTAAATATCCTAATAAATCAATTAATGATTTGGTTTTCGGAATTAATGGCTTTTGTTTAATTTTTCTTGCTCTCAATTTATGTATAAACCAAGTATGTGGATTATTCATTGTTGGGTCAATTTGTAAATTTATACTAATAACTTGCGACCTACAATAGTTGCTACAACACAAACAATCAAAGCCAAAATATAAAGTGCAGGTTTCATCTATTTGCTTATTACAAAAATCACAAGTAAATTCCATATATTAGCGCCTTAGTTTTAAATATATTTATAAAATTATTTTAAATATATTTAATATTTTCCTTTTTTTTTTCTCTTTTTTTTCTCTTTTTTTTCCTCTCTTTTTTTTCTCTCTTTTTTAAGATATAAGGCTTCAAATATCTAAACTCACAATATTTTTGTCGCTCCTTTGCTTACGTTTAGATTTAGTAGGGATTTTACCGCTCATCAAATCTTTTAAGTCTTCAACACTAATTGTGCTCGCCTCATTGTTCTTAGTTTCATTTACATCTATTTGTTTGGTCTTTAGTCCGCTTAATAGTGAGGCAATATTTTGGTTCGATTGTGGCACTGTCGAGGGCCCTTTCATTTCGGGGCGTTTTATACGTTCTTCGTCATATGGATTGCCCTCATTATTGCCCAAACTAGAACCCCGTGCTGCCATAATGTCGGGGCGATTTACAATATTAGGCATTCGTTGGCTGCGGTCCGGCAATTTTGTTTCAATAGGTGCAGGCGGAGGCCCAGAATTTATATTTGGAGGCATTGAAGCACCAAAGCCAGGATTAGCCCCACTTCCACCATTATTAAATAGTCCATTCATAAATCCGCCTAGACCCGGTTTTGTTTGTCCCATAGTATTAACCGCCGCTTGAGTAAATTGCCTCATTAGCTCCGGATTTTGACGCATAATATCATCCATACCAGGCATAGAAGATTTGAACAACGTATTTGACATATGAACCATCATAGCAGAACCGCCTAGCTGAAATAATAATTTTAACTCGGGAGACATTTTAGCTTTCGATTTATATTTTTCGTGCAATTCAGCAAAAATATCATCATATTCGTCAATATTCTCATTTATTTGCTCACCCCAGCCATCTAATTTAATGTCAAAAGGGTCGAATTTAGTATTTAAAAATTCTAAACCAGTAATACACGCCATCATCATTTTTCCTTGAAATTTAATAGCATTTGTTCTCTCTTTTTCCGCAATAATAGTTTCATATTCACCTATCATTTCATTTAAATCAGAGTCCATATTGTAACGCTTGCTCAATGAGACGCCTTTCTTTTCTAATTCATCTAGCTTTCGCAAATATTTGAATTTTTCTTTTAATTCCTCTTCTTTTGTTAATTCGGGTTTTTGCTGTGTTTTGTCTAAATTAACAGGAATATTATTAAATTTGCCAAAACCATCCCACGTTTTATTTTCATTCATATTTGCTGTAGATTTTCCAAGGTTTATATTATCGGTGTCGTTGTTCTTTGTAACAGGCTTAATATGAGCACCGTTATTTTTGGAACTACCAAAAAGGTCACCAAAAATAGATTTTTTCTGCGCACTTCCGGAGCCGGACTCTTGTTTATATTTAATTTCTTTACTTGTGCTAGCATTGTCTGCGCTAGCGCTAGCACTAGCGCTAGCACTAGCATTAGCACTCTCATTGCTAACTTTTGCACTATTAGCACTTTCCTTAGTCGATTGATGATAGTCAGTAGTATCAGAGAGCTCATTTAATTCATTTTCTAAATTTGTAATGTCTTCAATGTCAATAGAAGATGAGAACTTTTTATCACCTTTATTTTTTTCATTCATCAATAATTCTATGCCACCTCCAAAATTAGCAGATTTTCTAGTTGAACTAAGTTCTTCAATGCGGTCTTCGTAAGGTTCGCTAATTTTAAATTCAGGCAATTGAATATCTTCTATATTTAAAAAATCGGGCTCAATTTCAACAATATTCATGTAATCTATTATGTTTTAAATAGAAGATTAATTTTTAAATACTCCGCAATATATAATATATATTGTATTATATATATATTGTATTAGCTATAATTATAGTTTAATGCTTTCTTGTTTATTATCTAAATAATAAATTCCTTGAAGCAAGCAATCCGCTAAATCGTCTTTCTTTGAATGTTTGGTAAAATAAGTAAGCTCAGGCAACATATTTTTGTTTTCCAATAATTGTTTTGTATATAGTATGCTTAGTTTTTTTCTCTCGTTATAGGAAATCTTTTTATCTTTATCTAGCTTATCTAGTTCTTTATCTTTATTTAAAAAGGCTTTTAATTTATTTGTTGCAGAAATGAATACTATATTATGGTTGTTACAATCAATAAAATATTGAGAAATCATACCTTGTAGCGACTTCATTCTATTAGCAATAGGACTAATTTGATTTTCGATTATAATTTGGTCTATACTAGTAAGGTCGTAACTATTAAACAGTTCATTGAGTTCGTTTTTAAGACTTATACCCAAATCGATGAGATTTACATTATTAGCATTTATTGTTTCAATAGCCTCAAAGCATGTAGTGTTTGCATATTCTTCTATTGTTTTTATTAAGCTAGATTTATTTATAGGTTTTTCTACTTTTAAATCGTATTTTTCTAGTAATGTTGAGAGATTTGCTACTGACTGTTTATGTAATGTTTTTATATTACATAGAGGTAAGCTATATTCGGTCTTCTTTGTGTGATTTTTGCAGTAAAAAGTATCATTTTTATGAAAACAAGCCTGTTTAGAGCACTTATTAGTGGAGCATGGAATAAACTTATTGCACAGATTTATAACATCCCATTTAATAATAGTAAAATCTTGCGAGCCAGTTACAATAGTATTAGCACTAGTATTAGCATTCGCATTCGCATTAGTAACCTCTAAAATAGCATAAGCCAAATTTTTAATACCAATATCAATACTTAAAATTTTCATAGTATTATTATATTAATAATGTTATTATATTAATATAAAAAAATATGTTTAGCTTAAAATTAATGCTAGTTATATAATTTGTTGCCATTTCTTTAAATAGTTTTCTTATATACTATTTAGCGTAATGCCGCTTTACATATGTTATAGTGTATTCTATTTAAATAATAGATAAATAGCGCATATATTAAAGCCAGTAAATATGTGCCCATTACATATCCGGAGTCTTTTCTAAATAGTCCAAGCATTAAACCGCCAAAACTCAATAAAACTAACAGTGCTCCAAATATTCCAAAAACATAAAATAACATACAATAATTTTTGCCTAATGGCGCCATTAAACTATCGAAAAAATTCATTTTATAATAATAATATAATAAAAATTTTATAATATAATATAATAAAATTTTTATATTTATTTTTATTAAATTAACATTTAAAACTGCTTAGCTTATAAAGTTATTAGCGCAATGTTACAATACATATTGAATAATAAATTCTTAATGTGTAATACATTAATATGTTACTTAAGAAAGACATAGCATATGCTCCCATTGCATAGCCTGAGCGTTTTCTAAATAATCCCATTATAAAACCACCGAGAGCAAATAAGGCAAACAATAAAGTTAATAATCCTAAATAATAAAATAACATACAATGATCTTTGCTTAGCGGAGACATCAAACTATCGAAAAAATTCATTTTATAATAATAATATAATAAAATATTTTATAATTATAAAATAAATCATAAATAAATAAATTATAAATAAATAAATAAATAAATTAATTATAAATTAATAAATTAATTAGGTTTTATAACATATTTTGTAACATGCTTTTGAGAGTCTAGCTTTTGCCTAGATAAATATAAATCTTTTAAATCACTTGTTTCATAACCATATGGTCTAATATTTGATAATGTATGTTCAAATATATATGGAGTAGCTTTATTTATTTCTAAATTAGCTTTACTATAATACGGACACACACTGCATTCATTGCACGAATGTAATTGATTATTACTTATAATAGATTGCGCATTAACTTGTAAATAATGCCTATAGTCGCTATTAGTTTTAATATTATTATTTCGTTTAAGCATTTCGTCGTTTAATACTGACGAATAATAATCGCTAAATAGTCTAGTATCATCCATTAAAGGCGGAAAATTCGTATTTATATTATTTGTACCCTTAGAACACGAACCATAAGACATATTATATATAATTAAAATTATTATATTTTATAATTAAATTATTTATTATTTAATTAACGTTTATTGTTTATAGTTTTAATAAATAATAAACGTTATGTTTGTTTATGCGTTTTGTATAATTTTAATTAAATCTGCTTTTTTCATTTTTTGTGCTGTTTCATTGTCTATTAAATTTCTAGTAACAGCTATTGTTTTTAAATCATCCACTTTCATTTTTGAATAATTTTTCTTAGTAACTCCACTATCAACAACATCAATAGCAACATCAGTTTCTTGATCAGGAATTTCTATAGTATTTAAATTAATAATCTTCGAATTGGTGTTTAAATCTATATTAAATGTATCTAAATTTACTGGCAAATTTTTAATAAATGTTTCGTCGTCGCTATTTGAAAAGTAAGGTTTATTTAAATCAATCTCTTCAAAATCTCCTAAATCTTTTAGATTTTGTTCAAACTCTTTTTTAGTTAATATTAATAGTTTTTCTAAAGAATCTTCTTCTTTAGTCTTTTCATTTGGTTCGTTATTTGCTTCGTCATTTGCTTCCTTATCATCGTTATCTTCGTCTTCGTCATCATCGTCTGCTTCGTCTTCGTCATCATCGTTAGCTTCGTCTTCGTCATCATCGTTATCTTCGTCTTCATCATCATCGTTTGCTTCGCTTACATCTTCGTCATCATCGTCATCTTCGTCATCATCGTCATCATCATTTGCTTCGTCTTCGTCATCATCATCCTTTGCTTTGCTTAGATTTGCTTTGCTTACATGCGAATTTGTATTATTATTTACTATATATTCATTTTCAGAATACTCATCTTCAGATACATATATTTTATCGCCTAAATTAATTTTTTTTATTTGCTTAGTTTCTTCATTTTCAAATTTATTTTTACTAATTAAAGAATTAATGCTTTGCATTTGAATATTGTAATTTAAAATAAAGCTTTGTAATATTTTCCCGTGCTCAATTACGCTTCGCTCTAATAGATTAATTCTACGGTAGCTATATAACATAATTGAACCGCATACTAATAATATAATACCAAATGTTAATAAAAAACTAGAACCTACGAATTTAAATAAGATTGACATTATTATTAATGTTTAACTATATTATTTTAAGTATTGTTTAACGAATAAATATTATTTATTTGTTATTTTATTTGTTATTTTATTTCATATTTGTTATAATATTATCAGGATATTCTAAATCTTTTAGAACTTTTAATGCCCCTTTAACCTTAGAAATACCCTTTTTAATTTTATACGTATACTCAAAGTCATCTCCGCTTGCATTTGTTTTAACATTCATATAAAAATTATTGTTTTGCTTAGTTAATTTTTTGCATAATTTATTATAATGCGTAGTTAACATATAATCAATATTTTTCAACTTATTTAAATGGTTTAAGTATCCATAAGCACTAGTTATTGCCTCATCTGGATTAGTTCCACTATAAAGCTCGTCAAATACGCAAAAATGATTTTTATCTTTATTGTTCTCAATAAGTTGTAGTATATTTTTACATTGTCGCGCTTCAGCTTGATATAAACTGTCACGCCCTCCTGTGTCCGGAATGTTAATATAACAATGAATATAATCATATACTTTAATAGAAGCGCCGTCAAAAAACCCACATCCTATTTGTTGACACAATATAATATTAAATAATGTAGATTTTAATAGTGTAGTTTTTCCAGAAGCATTTGGACCCGTAATGATTATATTTTTATCTAACTTATACGAATTCTTCACAGGCTTAAGCTTAGGCTTTTCATCAGTTTCAATAGTTTCAATAGTTTCATTATTTTTAATAGTTTTAATAGTTTTAATAGTTTTAATATTATTTAAATTAGCAAAATAAGCATTGTCAAAGTTAGTAGGCTTATTATTATTATAAGTGCAATAGTTCATAACTTTATTGCTAATATACTTTTGTAGTGACTCAATATTTTTAACATAACCATTAAATCCAAAAGAGAAATATAAGCTTCTAATAAAACTGTCATTTCTATTTAAAAAATAGAAACATTTCATTAATTGACCAAGTTCAAATAATTTATTCATTTTTAAAGAATAAGGAGTTAATTTTTTTAATTCGCATAAGTAAGATTTAAAAATTGCGATGTTTTTTGTAATGCGCTCATTAAATATTTTATAATGGACATAATCTTTTGTAAAACTCAAAAAATGTTCGTAGCTCTTCACAGTATCCAAAATATATAATTTTACATCTTGCAATGTATTGTGCATATATTTAATATTACGGAAATATTTAATACACCCATTTATGTTTAAATACAATTGAAAAATATAAAATCCAAAACTAAAAAATATATATATTTTATTTGTCAAATTAGTTTCACTTAGCGAACTAAATACCTTACCAATAATATGATTAGCAAAAACGGACTTTAAGTGATTAAAATATAGTTTTAGTGTAATTTTATGTCCTTGTAATTTGATTATAAAAAACGGTAATAGTAAAAATAGGATTGGAATTGCTAAACTTATAACAGGGGTTGAGAGATTATAAATGCTTAGTGCTTGCAATACAACACTGTTATTATTAAATTTATGTAATATTGGCATATCAATATATTGATAATTACTTGTAAATCCATTGTCATATATAATTTGCTCACAATTGTTGTAAAGTGTCGTATTTTTGCATATAGTTGGACTTGTATTAAAGTCGTCTTTTTTCAATGGACTATAATTTTTAATCAAATCTTGAGTTTCTGATAAAAATTCCGTGTTATTTGTATAGTATTTACTCCACTTATTAATAATATTTTTCTCGAAAATTGTTTTAGGATCAAAAACGTGATAATATAAATTATAGTTTGCATTATTCGCGTTAGTATCATTAGCATTAGAAATATCTAATAAATTATTAATACTAACGTTAATCGCGTCACTAGGATAACTAGCGTTAGCTGGATAACTAGCGTTAGCAGCCGGATTAACCTTCACTAATTCTAAATCAGTAATAATATTATTATTAATGACAAATAATGAATTTGCGTCTAAATATTCTATAGGTAACTTAAATGCATCACTATATTTCTCTTTAGTATTATATTCGCCTTTGTCATAATAACTTATTAAGGTTCTAATTAGTTCCATAATATATTTATAAAGAGTAAATACTTTATAAATATTAATATAACGAAAATAATTAAAAGAATAACATTAAATTTTAATATTATTAACATTATTAATGATTATTTATGACATATCATTTATTGCTAGTTATTATAAATCAATAGAGCACGAAAAACTAGATAGTGCTATTATAGATTTATTAAATAGCGTATTAGAGCATGTTAATAATGATATATTATTAAATACTTTTGAATTAGATAACGATAACAAATTTAAAAAGAAAAATAAGTTTAAAAAATATGATGCTAACTCTAATAGCGCTTATAGCGCTAATAGTAGCCTTAGCAAAGACAATTTTATTTTAAGTAGAACCAGCAAAAACACTTATGTTAATACTAAAAAAAAATGCGCCGAAGATAAAAGCAAGTTGGACACTATTAAAAGCAACATTAAAATAATATTAAACAAATTATCGCCTGCCAATTATAGCAAATTAGAAACCGAATTTCTAAACATTTACAATGATTTAATTGAACAGGACAATAGTGAAGAAAATGCAATTATTGATAATTACATTATACAGCATATATGTTATAATAATTTATCTTATAGCACTATATATGTTAATCTACTTTTTGCATTGTTAATTAATTATTATGTTAAAGATTCTAACTTTGAAAATATATATATATATAATTTACTTAAAGAAAAATATGACGAACTGTTAAAAATAGAGCATATTATTAAAAATAATATAGACGACGATGAATATACTATTAACAAAAATAATGATAAATATAAATGTTTCATTATTTTTATAATAAATTTTAATAAGAAAATAGTTAATTTTCAATTAACATCAGAAGCTTGCGAAAATGACTATGTTAAACAGTTATTTATTAATTGTAATGTAATTGAAGAATTTGTAAGCCGTTTTAATACTTTTTTCATTACTAATTTAAAAATAGAAAAAAATAACAGTTATTGTGAAATCATACTTGAGTTTTTAATGTTAATTTACAATGAATTATTTAAAGACCCAACACTAATGAAAAAAATAGATCATTGTTTACATTTATATAATACTATTAAAACACTCGCATCCAATGAATGCAAATATGCAAATTTTACAAATAAGATTAAATTCAAACTAATGGATATTGAAGACAAATATAAAAAATATGTATTGTAATTAAGTTTTTAAGTTTTATATGTTATAAAAAATATGTTATAAAAAATATGTTATATATAATATATAATATATTATAATGATTAATTCAAATCTAAAAAAAGAGGTTCGCTATAATGTAACAAATAACATAGATAAATCAGATTTAGATAAAGAGGCATACGTGTATAATGCAAAAATATATAATAAGCATATTAAATTTGTTTTGGGTGCTCCTAATTTCGAACATTTAAACAGTAAAATTATATTTTTTAACATCTATTTAGTAAATAATAGTTCAATTGTGTCTAAAATTGGTATATATGAAACAAATAATAGTGACTATAATTCTTTATTAGATCATAATGGGGACATTGACTTAAACAAGCTTAGTGACCCAATTATGTTTCCATATTCCAAATCATTAATTATGAACAATTATGATTTGATTGATGATTTTGAAACAATGTCTAATGCCCCTAGCGAAGTCGATACCACCACTTCTATTAGCTCAGACGATGAAGAAGAGGAAGAGGAGGCGAATAGTGAGGCTAATAGCGAGGCTAGCGCCAAGTCATCTATTAATTATAATTTAATGACTTTAATTAGCCAAAGTAAAGAAGAAAGCGATTATGAAATTGCGAATTATGAAGAAGACCCTAAAGATGTGTGGGTTAATAAATACTTAAGAAGTAATAAATACGAAATTGTTGATAATGAAGGCGCAGGAGACTGCTTTTTTGCAGTTTTGCGCGATGCTTTGAAAACGGTTAAAATAGAAACATCTGTAAAATCTATTCGAGAAAAATTAGCAAATGAAGTAGACCAAACCATTTTTCAAACTTATAAGGAGTTATTTGACCTATATTATAATAATATGAAAACAACACAACAACAGTTAAAAACGCATAAACATAAACACAACACTTTAAAAAAGATGATTACCGGAACAAGCGATGGTCCTGATAAAATTAAGCTAATTCAAGATGCCAAAGACAATTTTAACACATTTACTGCTATAAACACTAAAGGCAAAGAATTAGAAGATTTGGCGCACGAGTTTCAATTTATGAAAGATGTAAATAGTGTAGAAGACCTCAAGAAAGTAATTAAAGAGGTCGGCGGCGCTTATTGGGCAGATAATTGGGCACTAAGCTCATTAGAACGAATATACAATGTAAAATTTATAATTTTATCTCAAACCCATTTTGTTGAAGGCGAAAAAGAACACGTTTTACAATGCATTAGTCCTGATATAAAATTAGAAGAACGCGGCATTTTTGAACCGTCATATTATATAATGGCTGACTATTTTCAAAACAATCACTATAAATTAATTACTTATGATAAAAATTTAAAACGCGGAGCTCTTACATTTAGCGAAGTGCCTTATAAGATTAAAGAATTGATTTTAGAACGATGTATGGAGAAAAACGCCGGACTATATGTATTAATTCCCGATTTTAAAATGTTTGCAAATAAACACGGAATAGAAACAGCTAGTATTAGTAAAAAGAGTGCATATGATACATTAGTGGATACTAAAAAGCCTAAGTCGCAAGATTATGATGATTCAATAGTTATTCAAATATACAATAAATCAAAACACGCAAAAGTAGGCGAAGGTAGTGGCGAATCAATTAAACCAGAATTAAAGATTTCTAAAAACGTTCTTGAATTAAATAATAAGAAAAAATACCCCGAATGGCGGAAAAAATTGGATAATGAATTTTTAGTGACAAATTTGAAAATAGACGGAATTAATTGGACAAGTGTAAAACACTATATGTTAGCTAGCCGATTTAATGGATTAACTGATATAATTAGTAAGTTTAAAAAAGACGGAGTTTATGGCTCTAATATAGAAGAAGCGCAAAAATTTTATGAAAGCCAACTTGCCAAAAAATCTATAAAATCAACACTAATAAATGATGAAGAATTTAAAAAAATGGAACATACATTATTAGAAAAGGCGCTATATGCAAAATTTACACAAAATGATGAACTACGCGAACTACTATTATTAACAGGAAATGCATTAATCACATTATTTAAACCAAGCAAAGGAGCAATTCCATTTGTAGAATTAATGAAAGTTCGCAAATTAATAACCAAATAATAGCAATTAATAGCAATTAAATGTTTATAATTAGGTATAAATCTTTTATAAATTATATAATTATATAATTATATAATTATATATATATAATGACTACAAAAAAAAATAGAAACAAAATACATGCAAGTTCGGAAAAACTTACTACAACAAAGAAGTCGAATATTATGAAGGGAGGAACACCCCAAGATTATTACGAAGCAACAAATATTGAATTGCTTCATTATATTAACGAAAACAACTTGGAAATAAAGCTAGTAGATGTTAACGGTAACGAGAGTGGAGCTGATTTTTTTGATTATGGTGAAATTGCAAACCCTGATGATAAAGGATTTATAGGTAAAGCAAATTTAAAGAATGGTGATATTATATTGTCATATGAGACGATTAATATTGATGGAAATGAGTCTAAAAAATACGCATTTATTAGCAAAAAAGATTTTACAGAGAATATAAATAAAGAACGAAGCATATCAAAAATCTCATATATTACACGCAAAAGTATAGAAACAGATTTAGATACAAAAAAACCTAGAAATTATGAAAATTTAAAATCTGAGTTAGTAAAAAAAATCAAGGAACGTATAGCTGTATCAGGTAAGAGTAAAAAAGAATTGGAACAACATTTGAAATCGAATATGATAACAGAAGAAACAGAACCAGATTTAACACCAGAAGCAGGACCAGGAGTGCAAACAACAGGAGTGCAAGCAAAAGTAGCACCATTAAGCGCAGTAAGAGCAGAATTACAAAAAGTATATGATGAGAAACACACAGCATTGACTGAATATTTTAATCAAAAGAGGTTAGATATGAGTACTAGTCCCGCGGTTCAAATAAATAAAGATAATCCTAACACAAGCTTAGGAGTTGCTGTCAATCCTGAGAGTGGTATTATTGCAGGTTTACAACCTACTATAAATGGTATTACACAAAGTCAAGTTAAAGTAGCAGGATTAGATATAGGAGATCTTATATTGGATTATATGATAAATGACATAAATGACATAAATGTCACCCCTAGAAAAGTATATACATTTATTAACGAAACTGATATGGAAAAAAAAACAGATGGCAAAAATATAACAATTTACTATGTTAAAGGTATAAAAACTGATGATGTTAAAGAAAGTAAAGTTTTAAATAAACTTATTAAAGATCGTAGAACTGCAAGCATAGCATTAGATGAATTAATTACATTAGAAAGCAATGATGCAACAACAGAAGAAGAGTTGCAGAGTTATATTACTAGTAATCGCTTACAAACACATTATCTAGATACTGATAATAATAATAATGGCCTCGCTACACTAAAGTCTGGTAATGGTACTATTATTAACCTTGGAGAAGATGGGTCATTATATACTGCTACATTAAGAACAGGAGATATTATATTAACATACAATGTTTCTAATAATACATATATATATATTGGTTTGACGGATTTTTCTAATAAAACAAAAGACGCTACATCAATAGGTATTACATATATTAAACATAAAGAATTAGGAAATAAAAAAGATGAATTAATAAGGCTTATTGATGCTCGTATAAAAGCAAAAATAGAATTAGATGATTATCTTGCTAAGCTAAAAAAATCACCATCAGCAAATACACCAGATAACACAGGTAATAAAAACACATCAGTAGAAAATTCGGCAATAGAAAATGCGATTGGTGCTATTATCTTAGCTTTAGCACTAACAATTTCAGACTCAAATCCAAACACTAAAAAAAGGGTAGGTGCTAATAGTCCAGAGACGGAAGCAGAATATGAAGAACTTACAAATAAAATAGCAACAATTACAAAAGAACGTGTTGCTATTGAAAAAAAATTTAACGAAATTAAAACTGAATCCAATAAGAAAAAAAAAAAAGAGGGTTTAATTAAGATATTGAATGAATTATTAATCAATAAACAAGATTTTGCAGCAATTAAACATCCCAAATACGGTGAGCCTAGCGGTATTAGGCCTGTTAAAATCGGCGGCTTCACTGGTGGGCAAGGTTGTGCCTACGACGATCCCAATCCCGAACCATTATGTGAGTTAGCTGTTAAATTTTATAATTCTAGAAATAGAGAATCACAAGAATATAGACGAACTATAAATGAAATTATGAGTTACTTAATTGAACAAAAAATTAATATAAGATATCAATGGGTAAAAATAACGGAAACAAGATCGATATCATCGGACTACACAGCGCCAGATATTTACAGAACCAGCAGAAGAGTAGGAATAATTTCAAAGTTAAATTATGATAATACAAGAGAGGGAACTGCCATAGGACCATGGGGTTTTGAAGTCTGGATACCTGATAGAAGAGGATTTGAAATTTTAGTTCGTCCAGATGCTAATGGATTAAAAAAAAAACTAAAAGTTATTAATGACAAAGAAGAAATTATAGACAAATTTAAGACTGAGAACATTTCATTATCTTATATAGAATTTTTGACCGACAAACAATATGATCCCACCAATGATGTTAATTATAAACCTGTAATCATAGGTGAGGATCCCGAAGCAACAGGTAGTATTGGGAGAATTAAAGGTATGAGGCAAGGATTAAATAAAGGATTAAATGCTGTGACTTCTATAAGTCCAGTAACAGGAACATATACAAATGTTGAAAGCATTGCAAAATCTGCATCAGCAAGAGGCTTACGCGAAGACTTAAAAGGGTTAATAAAAGATGTAATAGAAAATAAATTTAAAGAAACTAAAAAAGATGTCGATTTATTAAATACAATTATAAATTTTTATAATAAAAAAAGATCAATAAAAGATATATTGATTTCCAAAATTTCATATATTTTTGCATCTGGTGAAACAAGATTAAATTTATTTAATAGAAAAAACTTAGCAAAAAATTTTAAACCAGATGAGGAAGAAGGTGAAAATAAAGAAAATGAAGAAGATAATGAAAAAGGTAAAATAGGTGGCGCTAATGAAGAAGCAGACGACCTAGAAGGTGGCGGAGGTTATGGGTTTAGAAATTTTGATAAAAAGGATGCTGAAAACATTATAAGATTAATATTAGATAATTTAACAGAATTAGAGAAAGCATCAGACGATACTAAACTCTTATTATTTAGCACTTATTTAAAGAAATTTTTAAAAATTACTCCGAGCGAATTAAATAAAATATTGCAGGATATTACTAGAGTTAAAAAATTATCTGAATATGTTATTACACATTACATTAATCGATTAAATGGCAATCAAGATACAAAAGAAGAAAAAGAAGAAAAAGACAACAGTCCGGCAGCGAAAATTTCTAAGCTAAATTTTGCTTTAAAAAATAATGTGCAATCATTTATTGGGTCTATTGTTTATATTACTTTACATACTGAACAAATGGTAGGTTCCGAAGCAAAAATACAGTATTATTTGGATAACGAATATAATAAAGCAATGAAACTACCTACAGGAGAGGAGCAAACACGAATTGATAATTTTCACTTAAAGAAATCTCTAGATGACATATTCGGTGAAAATAATTCAATAAAAGACTATAGAAACAAATTGAAAACTATTGACAGCTATATAGATAGTATGAATGAGAAAAATATTGAAAATGTATTGCAAGAATTTCCTAATGTTTTTAAGCTTGCAACATTAGAAGGAGAGAAAATTATTTATAAAATACCTGGAAACATAAAAGCTATTATTAAAGAAAAAGCTGAAGATAAAAAAGAAGCAACAGCAATAGAAGAATCATCTAAGATAAAATTAGCTCAAGCTGAAAAATTAGTAAAAGAATTGTTAGATAAGTATCCAGAATCTGTTGCAGCAGCAAGACCAATAGAAGCAGAAGGAGCAGAAGGAGCAGAAGGAACAGGAAAAACAGTAACAACAGTAACAACAGGAACAGGAATCACGGCAGAAACTGCTAAACATGCAGAATTAAGAACCAATTTACAAAGGTTATTAGAAACACTCGGAACACCGCCTTCTAGTAGTTCTAGCTAATAACTATTTACATATCAATATTTATAAAATTATATAATTTTACTTAATTATATAATTAAAGTATAACTATAGTATAATATGGTAACTGTAAAAAAAGGCATAGCTAAAGCTAATAAATATACAAAAAAGAGAGGCAGACTAATTCATAATAATAATAGCAATAATACAAAAATCCTGCATAATTTTTATAAAGACATATTTAAAACAAACAAGGATTTAGCTTTACTATTAACACCAGAGAGAAATAGCAATGCTCAATTTTTAGAATATATATATAAACAATTAAATGCTAACCAACCAATAATAAGTGCGTTAGCTATAGAAAAATCGAGGACTAGTGAGAACAATAAAAGCATTATTGTTAATAAGATTACTAGCATAGTAAACAAACATTTAAGGTCGTCTAAATACATTGATAGTGAGTTAATTAATTTTATATTAACAAATACAAACTGTAAAATAGTGACTTATAAAAATATAATAAAAGGCAAGACTTATATTTTCGACTTTATAATTTACAATGATGAAATCATTATTACAAATTTGGATTTAATTGTTGAAAAAATGTTACTGGTATTACAACTAATAATAGCAATATCAAAAAACGATTCAAGAAACGGACAGCATGTAACCTTTTTTTTAACGCCGTTTCAAAAAAAGCTTAATACTAATAGTAATAGTAATGCTAACGTATTGGGCGCCAAAAATGTTAATTCTGGTTTTACCTATCCTTACTTAAAAACCGGAGTAACATTTATTTATAGAAAGGAAGAGTTTTTCAAAGTATTTATTCACGAAAGTATTCATTATTATGGAATAGACAAAGCACTGCATAAAGACTTTAGTAATGATGCCAAATATAATATAAACTATAATAAATTCATAAATTCATTTAACATAAGACCACAAGACATAGCTAATATAGGTATAAATGAAGCACTAACAGAATATTGGACATTTATTATATATTTAATTGCACAAAGTTACAAGAAGTCTATAACATTAGCAAATTTTATATATGAATTTGAGAACTCATACAAATTAGAGTTGCTACATATTATATTCCAAGTAGTTAAAATATTAAATTACAACAAATTAACATATAGCGAATTTTTGACTAAATATAGCAAACAATATAAAGAAACATCGCATATTTTTAGTTATTATATAGTTAAAACATTATTAGTCTATAATCATTCTGATTTGCTTAAATCGGCTATATTTGATATAAATTTTTCAAGTTCATTAAACATAGCTTTAAAGTCTGACCCTAATAGCATTAACACTTTTTTTATTAAATTGTTAAGTTATGCTTATGACGCTAACTTTATAAACATTATAAATAAAGTTAGTGCTTATATTACTAATTATACTAATACTAAAACAAACGCACGTTCAATATACAAGCAAAAAATTATTTTGAGCAATTTAATGATGATGTATAATGATAATAATATAATATAAACATATAAAAATTATTATATATACAATAAATAGTATATATGATTATTAATGTAAATAAGTGTACTAGCAAAAGAGTTAGCACTGAGCATGAGAATGAGAATGAGAATGAGAATGCTACATTATTAAGTTGCAATAACATAACGGAGCACTATTTAAATGTGAATTTAACAATAAAAAATAAAAAATCGTATGAAAAAATTTCGACTAATGATTTTGCTATTCCTGCACTTAAAGATTATAGTAATATAGTAAAATACAATTACAATGTGTCGCAATTAAGAGCTATATCAAAACATTATAAATTGAGCACTGGCGGCAATAAGGAGTATTTAAGAAAGCGACTATTTAACTTTTTATATTACAGTTATAATATTATAATAGTTCAAAAATATGTGCGTTATTTTTTAACTAAAAAATATATAAAAGTCCACGGACCGGCCTTTTATAATAGGTCACTATGTTCTAATGATGTAGATTTTTGCACTTTAGATAGTTTAAATAATATTTGTTATAATCAATTTATAAGTTTTAAGGATTCCAATTCTCATATATATGGGTTTGACATAAAGTCGTTATATAATTTATTTATTAAGTCGGGCAATGCTAAGAAAGCAAGTAATAATACAAATAGCAATTCATCAAATGTGCAAAATCCATTTACAAATGTGTGCTTTTCACATAGCATATTTGAGCAATTATTAGAGTATATTAGATTAACAAAATTATTAAAGCTAGAACTTGATTTAAATTATGATGAGCTCATTATTTTATCAATTCATAAGCAATTAGAAATGAAAATTTTAACATTATTTCAAAGAATAGACAGTTTAGGAAATTATACAAATATTAAATGGTTTATGGAATTGGATAAATATGGATTAATACAATTTATAAGAGAACTAGCAGATATATGGAATTATAGAGCTAATTTAACACAAGAAACTAAGAGGGCTATTGTACCGCCAAGCGGTAATCTTTTTAATAGTGAGCATATTAATATTAATATTAATAGTTTGCCACAATATAATTTTATTCAAATTAAGAAATATGCAATTCAAATTATTGATTTATTGATTAATAAGGGCATTAATGAAAATTCGTGTGTTTTAGGAAGCTATTATGTGTTATCTGCCTTAACAATGGTTTCAAATGAGGCAGCAATTAGCTTGCCTTGGCTTTATGAAGCCGTAAATTTAAATTATTAAAATGAGAAAAATTAGAAAATATTTATTAATTTTTTTAAATTATTAAATATTTTAAATTATTAATTCGTTTGTTTTTTCACTCCTTTAGCAATTAAAAATAATTATTAAATATTATATATATTAATTACTAAAACAATTTAAAAGAAAATAGTTATATTAGAGTATAAAAAATGCCGTCCAACAAGAAAAAAACCGAAGAACCTGTTGTAACTGATTCGTCTGTCGAAGTTCCACAAACTCCAGTTAAAAAGCCAAGAGCTCCAAAACCAACTGCTGAGCCAGTAACTGAGCCAGATGCTAAACCAGCACCCAAAGTCAGAGCTCCTGCGTCAAAGGCTGTAAAGACTGAGCCACAGGAAGTAGCTTTAGATGCTCTCAAAGTTGTTCCTGAGGTTGAGAATGTTGTAGTTACAAGTGATTGTGCTGAGCACAATACTATTACATCTGGTTTTTCAGATTTCATTACCAAATTCCAGTCGATGCTTGCTAGCTTCAATTCGCTAAAAACCGAACTACGCACTCTAGAAAAAATGACTGTAAAGCAGTTAAAAGTTGCTGAGAAGCTAAACAACAGAAAGCGTCGCAAAGGCAACCGCGCTCCAAGTGGATTTGTAAAGCCATCGTTAATTAGCGATGAGCTAGCCAAGTTTTTAGACAAGCCATGCGGTACTGAAATGGCTCGCACCGATGTTACTCGTGAAATTAACAAGTACATTCGTGCAAACAACCTTCAGGACAAAAGCAATGGTCGCAAAATCAACCCAGACAAGCCACTAACACAGCTTCTAAAGGTTAGCGACAATGTTGAACTCACTTATTTCAATCTCCAGAAATATATGGGTCCTCACTTCCCGAAGGCGGTCAAAGTTGAGCATGTGGCTAGTGCTTAAACAAGTTATAACTATTATGAATTATAAAATAGAAATAAAAAATTTAGAAAATTATAAAACTAAAACAGAAAAATAATTTAATATTTAATATTTAATGCTTATACTAGCACTAAATATTACACCTTTTCTCATTTTAAACGCCGATTATTAATAAAATTGAAAATAGTTTAAAAATTATTTTCAATTATCATACAAATATGGAAAGTCCTATGCTAAAAATGTTAAAATCTAAAAATCCGGATAAAGAGTATCCTTCTAACACAGGACAAAAATGGACTGATGAAGAAGAAATATTATTATTAGAAGAGTTGAGTAAAAATATTGATATACAACTAATAGCACAATATCATAATAGAACTAGTGGAGGTATAAACGCAAGACGTAGAGAAATCGCCTACAAATTGTATAACAATAATAATTCTATGGAAGAAATTATATTGAAAACAAAATTAGATGAAGACCAAATAATAGAAACAATAAAAAAACTACAAAACAATCCTAAAAAATGTAAATCTGTAACAGAAAT